AATATAGAGATAGCTCTTTAATTTTTGTGTCTTTACCAGTAATTACTGACGAACTTATACAAGCTTTAGATGCTGTGTTTCCTAACAGATGTCCAGACTTATCGCTTTCTGATCGTGAAGTGTGGTATCGTGCAGGGCAGAGGTCTGTTGTTGACTATTTAATTGAACAGCAACTAAGACAAAAAGATACCATGCTCACTGAATCAGTTTTGGAGAATTAGCTATGTGTACTTTATCTACACCACCACCTTTACCTAAACCAGAACCTAGAGATTCACCCATTGAAGACACTGCTGATAGAGTTGTTATTGGTGATAAAAGAACTGTAAGAAAGAAAAGACCTATTAGAAATCAAAGAATGGGTAGACGGTTGGGTACAAGATCACTACAGATACCCCTTAATCCTGGTGTTCAGTCTGGAAATCTAAACTACCCAATGTAATATGGAGTATTCAAACCAACAAGGACAGACTGCTGCTGGCAGGTATGCACAACTGCAAAGTTCTAGATCTACCTTTGATAGAGAAGCAAAAGAATCATCAAAATTAACTCTTCCTAGTTTGATACCTGAAAGTACAACAGGTACAAGAGCAAAAATAAAAACCCCCTTTCAGGCTGTAGGTGCAAGAGGTGTAAATAGTCTTGCATCAAAACTTTTATTTGCTTTGCTACCACCATCAACTGCTTTCTTTAAACTTAGTATTGATAGTCTTGAACTGCTGAAGCAGGGACAGGAAGGGTTAGAGACAGAAATAGATAAAGGATTACGAACAATAGAAACAGCTTTGATGAATGAGATAGAGATCTCTAACGACAGAGTTGCTATGTTTGAAGCACTTAAGCATCTTATCATTGGAGGGAATGTTCTTCTCTATCTCACAGATGAAGGACTAAAAGTATATCCACTATCAAAGTTTGTATGTAAAAGAGATGCCGTAGGTAATGTATTAGAAATCATTACACAGGAATCAGTACACCCAAATGCACTTCCAGAAGAGTTCTTGGAGCAGATCAAAAAGAAAGAGAACTACGATGAGAAGACAATGGATAGCGACCTTGATATATACACATACGTCAAGAGAGTAAACGATGACTTTATGTGGTATCAAGAATGTAAAGGAGAAAAGATACCAGGTACTGATGGTAGATCAAAAGTAGATGTCTCACCTTGGATTACTTTGAGATTTGTAAGAATAGATGGTGAAGATTATGGCAGAGGTTATGTAGAAGAATACAGAGGAGACTTGATAAGCTTAGAAGCTCTGATGCAGGCAATTATAGAAGGTGCAGCAGCATCAGCTAAGACTATATTCCTTGTAAATCCTAATGGTGTAACAAGAGCAGCAACATTAGCAAAGGCTCCCAACGGTGCAATACGAGAAGGTAGTGCAGCAGATATTTCTGTCATGCAGGTCGGTAAGGGTGCAGACTTCAATGTATCTTTCTCTGCTATACAGCGTATTGAATCAAGACTTGAATATGCCTTTCTTATGGCAAGGTCTGTTCAGAGAGATGCAGAAAGAGTAACAGCAGCAGAAGTAACTATGATGGCTAATGAATTAGAGAACAGTCTTGGTGGTATCTACAGCATCCTTACACAGGAGTTTCAACTACCATACTTAAAACGTAGGATGCATATGCTCGTCAGGTCAGGTAAAGCACCGAAATTGCCAGAAAAATTAGTAAAACCTAAGATCGTAACTGGTGTACAGGGTCTTGGTAGAGGTAATGATCGTAATAAGCTTGTTGAATTTATTGGAACGGTGTCGCAAGCTTTAGGTCCAGATATTATGCGCCAGTACATGAACGTGGATGAAGCCATAAAACGACTGGCAAATTCAATTGGGATAGATACTGCTAACCTAGTGAAGACACAGGAAGAAATTCAAGCCGAAGCACAAGCTGCTGCACAACAACAACTTATTCAAAGTCTTGGACCTGCTGCCCTTGGATCACCACTTCTTGATCCTAAAAACAACGCACAAGCACAACAACTATCGGAGGAAGCAAATGCCAACCAAGAAGTCTAGTTCTCGTAAAAGAGATGAGAACGGTAAGTTTGCACCTGCACAAGCAGTAGTTAGCAAACTTGGTGTTAATGATGAACCCACCCCAACAGAACCAAAAGTGGTAGAAACCAAAAATGGTCGTACAATGACTTATAACTAAAAAAATACTATGACTTCATCCCAGGTAAATGTCACAGAGACACCACCAATGTCTACTGAAGATCTACAAACTTTAGCGAAAAATGAAACTGATGAGAACGGTCTTATCTTAGGTAAGTTTAAATCAGTAGAAGATCTTGCTGCCAGTTATAAAGAACTGGAAGGTAAGCTTGGTCAGGTTACAGAAGAAGATCAACCAGAAACAACAGAAGAAACAGAAACTACAGAACCAGAATTTAATGCAGAAGAATTTTATGGTGATGGTCTTGCTTCTGTATTAGAAGAAGTTGGTATTGATCCACAGGAAATCTCTAATAGATTTCAAGAATCAGGTGAGATCAATGAAGATGATTATGCAAAGTTAGGAGAAGCAGGTTTCTCTAAACAGGTGATCGACACTTATCTTAATGGACTTAGAGGTGGTGATGCGATAGGACAGGATATTGCTTCTGCTCAGATACAGGGTATTAAAGATAGCATCGGTGGAGATGAAACCTACGGTAAGATGGTGACATGGGCTTTGGATAATCTACCTGCTGATGAAGTTAAGGAGTTTAATTCTTTAACTGAAACAGCAAATGCAACTGCAATTAAGTTTGCAGTACAAGGTCTTTATTCTCAATACAAAAATGCTATGGGTGTTGAACCAAACTTAGTAACAGGTCGTGCTTCTCAAAGCGGACCTACACCATATAGATCAACAGCAGAAGTAGTTACTGCTATGTCTGATCCACGCTATGGTAAAGATGTTACCTACACCGAAGATGTTCAAAGACGTTTAGGTGGTAGTGATGTATTTAACACTAAGCGTTAATTATGGCTAATGTACCAACCAACCCAAAGCTTTATGCAAGGGTAAAGTCAGAAGCAAAGAAGAAGTTTAGAGTCTATCCTTCTGCTTATGCTAATGCCTGGTTGGTAAGAACCTATAAAAAACGTGGTGGAGGTTATCGTAAAACTTAATCATGCCTTATTCTGAAAAACAAATGAAGATCGCTAGGGTTGCAGAACCTAGAGATAAAATTACAAGAGAAGATCTTATGATCCTTCGTAAATCTAAAAAGAAAAAGAAAAATGGCAAAGCTTAATCTTAGCCAGATGAAAAAGCTGAAGGCACATTCAGTTCATCACACACCTAAACACATGAACCTTATGAAAAAGCTTATGCGTGAAGGTAAAACATTTAAAGCTGCACATACAGCAGCACAAAAACAAGTAGGCAAATGAGTCTTACAAGATGGTTTAAAGAGAAGTGGGTAGATGTCAAAACAGGTAAACCCTGTGGAAGACAGAAGGGTGATCAACGTGGCTACCCTGCCTGTAGACCATCAAAGAGAATTAGTAGTAAAACACCAAAGACTACAGGTGAAATGAGTGCTAAAGAAAAGGCTAGATTTAAAAGAGAAAAGACCAGTTCAAAAAAAATTAGTTATCAACATAGAAGAAATAAAGGAAGAAAGAGTTTAAAGATTGCATAAACGTGTTACATTTTAAATAACTACCTATCATTCTTTAATGTCGAAGGGAGTATCTCTTACAAAGAAAGACAAAGATCCCACAGGGGGTCTTACTGCTTCTGGTCGTAGGAAATACAACCGTGCAACAGGTGGAAACTTGCAAGCTCCTGTTACAAAAAAGACAGGTCTTACTGCTAGACAGAAAGCCAGAAGAAAATCCTTCTGTGCAAGAATGTCAAAAGTAAAAGGACCGTTAAAGAAAGATGGTAAGTTAACTCGTAAAGCCCTTGCATTACGCAAGTGGAATTGCGGTTCAGTATAAACTTAACAAAACGAAAATCTTAATATCAATAGTGCCTGATGCGTCAGATAACACTTGAGAGAACAGACAGTAGTGAAGTTAGTTTCTCAAATTATTAATCAATCCAAAGGAGTTTAAATTATGGCTAACGCCACAGTTTCACGCCTTGGTCTGGTAAACAATAGTGGAACAGACTTTGAAGCTCTGTTTCTGAAAGTGTTCTCTGGTGAGGTTTTAACAGCCTTTGCTAGAAATAACATCTTCAACGATCAGCTTCATTCAGTTCGTACTATTACTTCTGGTAAATCAGCACAGTTCCCTGTTACAGGGGCTGCAACTGCTGCATATCACACACCAGGAACACCATTAGTTGGTGCTAACCAGATCTTGGCAAATGAGAAGATTATTTCTATTGATGATCTTTTAATATCACAAGCTTTCGTCAGCAATCTTGACGAGCTTATGAACCATTACGATGTCAGAGCTACATACGCTGATGAATTAGGTAAGGCTTTAGCTAAGACTTATGATCAAAACGTAGCAAAAGTAATCGCAAATGCTTCAAGAGCTTCAACAACTCTTACAGGTGGAAATGGTGGTATCACAGCTACTTTAGCTTCTGGTAACACAACTTCTGCTGCTGTATCAGGTGACGAGCTAGCTGGTGCTATCTATGACATTGCACAGACAATGGATGAAAGAGACATTCCTCCAACAGATCGTTTCTGTGTTTTACCACCTGCTGAGTACTACAAGTTAGCTGAATCAGCTACAAGAACAGTAGATGTTGATTTCAACCCAGGTGGCAACGGTTCATTTGCTTCAGGTCGTGTACAACAGATTGCTGGTATTCCAGTAATGATGAGTAACAACGTACCTCAAACAAACGTATCATCAAACCCAAGTGGAGCTAACAACACCTACTCAGGTGATGACAGCAAAACTATCGGTCTTGTCTTCCACAAGTCAGCAGTTGGTACTGTAAAGCTTATGGATATGACTACTGAGATATCTGGTTCTGATTACGGAATTATGTATCAAGGTACATTGATGGTTGCTAAGTATGCTCTTGGTCATGGAATCCTAAGACCAGAATGTGCAGCTACTATCAAGCTTGCTGCTTCTTAATTTCAATTTTTAGGGTATCTTATTATTAGATACCCTTTTTTTTAATAACCATGTATCATTCAACAAAGAAAAAAAAGAAAAAAAAGAAGAAAAAAATGGGTGGCAGAGAGTCACTTAAGATAGGGTACTAATTATGTTTGGTAAAAAGAAAAAGAAAAAAGGTATTCTTGGTCTAGAAGGTCAAGCTTATCTTGATGCTTATAATAAAAAACAAAAAGAAACTGGTAAAACTTCACTAGCTGAAAGGGCTAGATTTATAAAAGAAACAGCTAAACTTAGAAATAAACTTATTCAATCAGGAGGTAAGTAATGTCTATCGCTGCAACTACTGAACTTGAAAGTGTTAATATTATTCTTGCTTCGATAGGAGAATCACCTATCAACACTTTATCAGGGACACTTCCTGTTGATGCTCGTCTTGCACAATCAACTCATACTGAAGTAAATAAACTTGTTCAATCAGAAGGTTGGTCTTTTAATACTGAACTCACTGTAACTCTTACAAGAGACAGTTCTACTAAACACATTACTTTATCAACTGATACCTTAAGAATTGATCCTAGTGAACATCATCATCCAAGTGTTGATGCAATACAACGTGGATCAAAATTATATGACAGATTAAATAATACGTATGAATTTGATGAAGATCTTATTTGTACTGTAATTTATTTCAGACCTTATGATGAAATACCAGAACCTGCAAGAAGATATATCACAATTAGAGCAGCTAGGGTTTTTGTTGATAGACTTGTAGGAGATCAATCATTACGAACTTACACTCAACAAGACGAAATCAGAGCGAGAGCAGTACTTATGGAAACTGATTTAAGTAATGCTGATCATAACTTGTTAAGAGGTGACCCTAGTACTACTAGTGTAATTAGTACTTATTCTCCAGCTAATGTATTAATTAGGTAATCATGCCACTAATATCAAGAGCAATTCCTACTTTATTGAGAGGAGTTTCACAATCTTCTGATGCAACTAAACAAGCTGACCATGCTGACATACAGGATAATGCCAATAGTGATCCTGTTTTAGGACTTACAAAAAGATCTGGTACTCAATTTGTATCAAATCTTATAACCAGTGGAACTCCTATTGGTAATGCCCATGTAAAATTTATTAATAGAGACATTAACGAAAGATATATTGCAATATTTACTTCTGATAATGTAAGAGTATTTGAATTAGATGGTACAGAGTTAACAGTACATAAACCTGATGGAGTTGATTATTTAAATGTAACTAATCCAAGAGATCAGCTTAAAACTGTTACTATAGCTGACTTTACTTTTGTTGTTAATACCACCAAAACGGTGACAATGGATAGTATTTTAACAACTGGTCCTATTTATAATGATGGCTCTCAAGATATTACCATTACAAATCAAGCAATTGTATTTATAAAACAATGTTCAGCCCAATCAAAATACACGCTTGAGGTCGATGGTCGTAAGGTTGAGTATGACACTGCAGATGAAAATACCAGAGTAAATACTTCAAAGTGTGCTGAACAACTTAAAAATGGTTTATTTAATAATACTTCAGCCGCTGAGACAACTGAAGAAGGAACTGTATTGACAACAGGAACTTCTGGCAATACTTTTACTGGAAAAGCTAATGGTCCTGTTATACATATATTTAAAAATGATAATTCTGATTTTAATATTAAATTAACTGATTCAAGAGGTAATACACAAACAACATTAGTAAAACAAAGCATACAAAGATTTACTGATTTACCCGCCATTGCACCTAATGGATATGTTGTAGAAGTAAAAGGGGATCGGTCATCTGATTTTGATAATTACTATGTAAAATTTACCACCGCTAATACAACCGCAGATGGCACAATAGATGAAGGCACATGGGAAGAAACAGTCAAAGTTGGTATTAGTAAGAGATTTACATATTCTACAATGCCACACGTTTTAATAAGACAAGCGGATGGTCATTTTAGATTTGCAAGGGTTGATGGTGAAACTTATGGTACATCAGCACAAAGTTCAGCTACTTTTACATCTACAGCTTCAAGCATTACGGAAACTGGTACATATATTCAAGAAGGTAAAATAAAAATAACTATTACACTTAATAATCATAGCTTTTCTGTCGGTGAATCAATAACTATTGATTTCACGTCTGGAACTAGTGTTGACGGAACTTTTACTGTCACTTCAGTACTTGATACTAATACATTTACTGTTGAAAGCTCTCAATCTAATAAACAAACAACCACTGGTAATTGTAGTATTAGTTCATCAAATAACACAGTAACTATTACTAAAAATAATCATGGGTTTGTTACTGGTGAATTAATTAATGTAGAAAGTAATAGTTTAACAAATGGACAATTTATCATAACAGTTGTAGATGCTAATACATTTACTTATCAATCTGCATCTAATGAAGGTGATCATACTAATGTTGCTTGCACAGTTGGCTTAGGTTTTACATTACCTAAATGGGGAGAAAGAACTGTAGGTGATTTAGATCTTGCACCTAATTCTTCATTTGTAGGGTCAACTATTAATAACGTATTCTTTTTTAGAAATAGACTTGGTTTTTTATCTTCTGATAATGTAATACTTTCAACAGTATCAGCATTCTTTAATTTTTTTCCTGAAACAGTATTATCAGTTCTTGATAGCGATCCAATAGATGTAGCAGCATCTCATACTAAGGTTGCTGTTTTAAAAAATGCAGTAACTATGGGAGAAAAATTAATATTATTTTCTGATCAAACACAATTTACTTTAACGTCATCATCTGATTCTTTAACACCTGCTTCTGCTAATATAATAGTTTCAACAGAATTTGAGTCAAGTGATTCTGCAGCACCTGTAGGTTCTGGAGCTTCTGTTTATTATTTAACTGAAAAGGGCAATTTTTCTAGTGTAAGAGAATATATATTTCAACCAGGAGTTGACATAAAAGATGCTTCAAATATAACAATTCATGTTCCAAGACTTATCCCAAATGATGTATTTAAAATTGCTGTTTCTACCAATCAAGATATATTAGCTTTAGCTAGTCTTACTAATCCACATGTCTTATATATTAATCGTTGGTTATATGGATCAAGGTCAGAAAAAATATTAAATTCTTGGTTTACTTATACATTTAATGCAAAGAAAGCTATTAAAGATGTAGAGTTTATTGGAACAGATTTGTTTATAACTTGTGACGATGTAAGTGAAAGTGTTGCAAGAGTAACTCTAGAAAAATTATCCTTTGCTACTGATTTTAGAGAACCAAATGCGTTGTTTGAATATCATTTAGATCATAAAGTTAGTGAAGGAACAACAGGAGTTTCAGTGGCTTATGACGCTGATACAGATACTTCTACATTTACTGTTCCATATAAATTAAATGGAACAATGAAAGTTATAGGTAGATATTTAGCTTCTGGTGAAACTAGTACTTATATTGATACAGTAGGCGTACAACGAACATTAAAACCAGGACAAATTATTACAACAACAAATCTTACTAATAATACGACAAGCACAATTGAAGCTAGTGGTGATTATAGAAATTCTAAATTTATTATTGGTGAATCTTATGAAATGCACTATAGATTTTCAACACAAAGATTAACACAATCTTCTGGAGGGCAAAATACTGGTGAAATCATAAGTGGTCGTCTTCAGTTAAAACATTTTTACTTAAAGTTTGAAGATAGTGGATTTTTTAAAGTAGAAATAACACCTGATAATAATGCAACATCAACATATAAATTTACTGGTCGTTTTCTTGGTTCTACTTCTAGTTCTATTGGTGATGTTGTTTTAGAAACGGGAACCTTTAGAGTACCAATTCTTAGTAGGGCTGATAGAGTTAATATAGATATTAAAAATGACACATTTCTACCAAGCACTGTAACAAGTGCTGAATATGAAGCTATGTTCCACATGAGAAGCACTAGAATGTAATGGGTTATTTAAGAAAAGCAAATATTAAAGATCTTAGATATGTAGCTAATAATCTAAGAGAGATAGATAAAAGAGAAGCTTTCTATCAAACAGGACAGGAACCCCTACAAGCTGTTCAATTTACTTATATTTGTAGCAATGTAAATATGGCTATAGCTGATGATAACGACCATCCTATAGGTCTTTGTGGAGTAGTAGAAGGGGGTGTTATATGGATGGTTGCTACTGATAGACTATTTGAAAATAAGAAATATAAAATACAACTAATAAGAAAAGGTCGAAAATGGGTCGATAACCTATTGAAAAAATATAAAATCCTATATAATTTTGTATATGCAGAGAATCATTCTGCTATAAAATGGTTAAAAGCTCTTGGGTTTACTTTTATTAAATATCATGAACATTATGGTATTGAACGTAAACCATTCTACGAATTTCTGAGGATTGCATAGATGTGTGTTGCTGCATTACCAGTATTAGGTTCTTTAGGTAGTAGTGGAGGATTATTTGCAGCATCTCTTGGTCTTAACTTAGCTTCTGGTCTTGCACAGAGATCTGCAGCACAGTCAGCAGCAAGGCAACAATATCAGAGTTCTTTAAGGGCAAATGAATCAGCAGAAAAAGCTCTTTCAAGACAGGCAGAAACTGCTGGACAACGTATATTCGAACAACGAGCATCTTCAGCACAGGAAAAATTAGCAAAAACAATACAGGGATTACAAGCAAGAGGAGCTTTAAGAGCTAGTGAAAGAGCAGGTCTATCACTAAACTTATTAGCTCGTGACCAAGAAAGGCAAGTATTAAATCAAAGAGAATCTATCAATCAAGCTATAGAATCAGCAAACAGACAATATGGTAGAAATATAGAAGGTCTTATAGCTCAAAGAGACAGCAGACGTAATCAACTACAAAGTAATATTAACCAGGCTTACAACCAAGTTCCTTCATTTGGATCAGTTCTACTAAATACTGCTATATCAGGTCTTAGCTCATACGCTGATCTTACAGGTGGTCTAGGTGGAGCTAGTAGAGCTAGTGGAGGTACTATAACTCCAACAGCAGGACTAGTAGATGGCTATCAAGGATATAACATAACCTTTCCATAATTATGACTAACAGTTTTCAAAGTACAGCTTTTCAATCCTCTGCAAGCCCTGTAGATACTTTTGTACAGCCTGTAAGGGTACAACCTAAAACTGATATTGAGTCTTTAGCGGAAGCATTGCAATCAATAAACCCTGCTATCCAAAGTTTTATTGGTTCAAGAATAGAAAAAGAAGTTGAGAGAGAAAAAGCTGAAGGTACAGAACTAGCAATTGAAGATGCTGCTAAAAACTTTAAAGATATAAGCAGAGAAGTTAAAAAATCTGATGGTGAAGATGCTGCTAGACAACTAATAGGTGGAAGTATCTTTGCTGATCGAGCCTATCAAAAAACTAAAGCAGAAATCTTAGGTAATAATTTAAAAAGCACTTTGTCTAATAGTTACGCAACTACACAAGTAGATGGCAAATCTTTAAATGCTTTTTCTTTCGAATCTCCACAATTTCAAACATGGCTAGAAGGAGAGAGATCAAGAGTTGTTGATCAGTTAAGTGATATAAATCCTACTTATGTAAATAAATACTTTTTACCAAAGTTAGCTGATGCTACAGCTAATGTTACCTCTAGTCATATAGAACAACATCAGGAATATAATCTTGAAAGGTTAAAAAACCTAGCTGTTCCTTTAGTAAAAGGATTGATAGTAAGTGATGATGAAACAGACCTGCAACTAATATCTAACTTTGAAGAGAGCATGAATAATCTTGGTCTTGTTACCAAAGATAGAAGCGATTTAAATAAAACAATTGTAGGTGTTATTATAGACCAAGCAGAAGGAGTCGGTCTTTCTGGTGATGGTGATATAGAAGCAGCAGAAGATATTTTAGATATTGCTTTACAGTTTCCTTATGGAGTTGATGGTAAGTTAAACCTTACTGCTCATCCTGATTATCAAGGAAAAGTTACTGATTTAAAAAAAAGAATTAATGATCACATTGCAACAGAAGCCTCACGCAAAGAACAAAACAAGAAAAGATTACAAACCGAAGAAATTACTAATCAATTAATTGAATTTTCAAATACTGGTGATGCAAATATTATAAGTAATTTGATGAAAAAATATCCATTAGAAGCTTCCAAGATTGCTACATCTGGGGTTGCTTTAGATGGAGACACAAGAGAAAGATCTGCACAAATAGAAGCAAGAATAATTGAAAATGGATTTGAGTCTAAACGAGAAGCCGTTATTGCTGCTTATAACTGGTTTAATGATGAGAGAACGCCTGATACTCAAGCAAATAGGGCTAGATTAAGTCAACTTTTAAATATTGCAAATAGTGCAGAGAGTGGAGACTACACAGAAATTAATAAAGGATTATCAGAATTACAAAGCCAATTAAGAGGCGAGTTTAGTGGCAATATTTATATTATTGGAGCTACAGGACAGCTTAATGATAAGGGTTCTTCCCAAGTTAATGATTTGTACAACCGAGCAAAATTAGAACTTTATCGTTTTAGACTTAGTGAAGAGGGGAGACAAGCAGACACGCTTACTATTATTGAAAAGGTTGAAGAGATAAAACAAAAGTACATTGAACAAGCAAGAAAAGCCACTTCATTGTCTGTGCCTGAAAGCGGAGTAGGTAAAGAAAATAATGATTTAAGTGATATAGAAGGTGATTTGGAAGCTGGTGCATTTACACCTTCTACCCCAGAAGATGAAGCAAGAGAACGCAAACTAAATCAAACAGAAAAATTAGATGAAATATTAAAAGGAGTTGATAAAACTAAAAAAATACCACAACCTAAAATAAATGAAATGTTATTAGCTGTAGGATTCACACCAGAGCAAGCAAAAATCATGGCTGCTGTAGCTATGGCAGAATCAGCAGGTGATCCAATGATTGATACTGTAAAATCTGGTTTAGATCCAGAAAAGAAAAATGAATTTTCTATAGGCCTTTTCCAATTAAATATGATTGATGCGTTTTTAGAAGAAAGATTGAAATTATTTGGAATAGAATCGACAGATGAATTATATGATCCTATTGTTAATGTAATAGCAGCTAAACGTCTATACGATCAACAAGGGTTTGGTGCTTGGAGTGCTTATAACAATGACTCCTATAAAAAGTTTTTAACTGACTAACATGACAGACTCAAACCCAATAGCTCGTTTTCGTAAAAACAGACAAGAAGCTGGTAAAGAATTTCGTGAAAAGTTAAAGAAAGGTGGTGAAGAAATAAAAAAAACTACTACCTCTAAAGTTATTAGAGGTGCTTTATCTGGTCCTTTAAAAGCTGTAAATGAAACTGTTGAATTTGTAGATGATATTTATGATTATGCTGTTGGTAATCCATACGACAATAATGAACTTATAGATCTACAAGCATTAGGTCTTGAAATAAAAAATGACAAGGAAGATTGGGCATATACAGTACCACAAGCTATAACACAGTTCTTGCTACCTGCTGGTGCTATCAGTAAAGGATTAAAAGGTACAAAGCTAGTAGGTATGAATAATGCCTGGGCTAGAAATGCTGTTGCAGGTTTTATTACTGACGCTGTTGTGCAAGATCCATATGAGGAAAACTTGTTCAATATGATTGACAAGCATCCAAGGCTTGCAACCCCTATTAGTGAAATATTAAAGGCGAAGACACCAGAAGAGATTAGTGTTGCTGAAGCAAGGTTAAGACAAGCAGGTGGAGGGTTGTTAGCAGGTGAAGCTCTTACATCTTTAGGTCTTGGTATTAAAGGTCTTAAAAAAACACCTGAGTTATATGAAAGAGTAATAAAAAGACTGTCAAGACGAGATGAAATCTTAATGACAGATAATGTCGTTGATAATCTTGGTGATGAAATAATTGATCTTAGTATTGATAAACAACCTACAAAGGTAACACCTAAAAATACAACACCAGTAAAATTTGATTTACCTGATACAAGAGGACAAAACGAGTTTTATCATGGTG